GCGACGACGCCCAACACCGGCAAATTCACCACGCTGTCCGCGACGTCGATCAACAGCACACCTATCGGCCCCACGACGCCCAGCACGGGCGCCTTCACCACTTTGAGCGCCAATGGCGCGGCGACGTTCACAGGCTCGCTGACGGCCTCGCCAGCCAGCGCCAACGTCACGTTTTCACCGACCGGCACCGGCACGGTCACTATCAACCCGGCGACCCTCGGCCACATCGACAACACCGCTGTCGGCGCGACCACACCCAGCACAGGCGCATTCACTAATTTGTCCGCGACCGGCACGGTGTCGGGCGCCGGTTTCACCACGCTGCTGAATCCTTATGCGCTGGTCAATTCGCAAGTCTTCACGGGGACGCCCTCGCTGCCGACCGGCACGATTGGCGTGACGCAGGCGACGGCCACCAACAACACGACGCTGGCGACTACGGCCTTCGTCAAGGCGCAGGCTTATCTGACCGCCAACCAGAGCATCGCGCTGACCGGCGATGTTACCGGGTCTGGAGCCACGTCCATCGCCTCGACGGTGGTGCAGCTTCAGGGCCGACCGCTCGCCGCCACCGCGCCTGTCAGCGGCAACCTGATGGGCTGGAACGGCTCGACGTGGGGTCCGGTCGCGGCTGGCGCGGTGTCGGCTGGCGGCACCAACGGCCAGATCCAGTACAACAACGGCGGCGTCCTCGGCGGCTTGACGCTGAACGGCACCGGCAATCCGGTTGGCACGACCAGTCCCACTTTCGCAGGCTCGGTGGTTATCAATGGCACGGCGCTCGGCAGTGTCGCGGGCAACTCGCAGATCATCTTCTCGCCGGGTTCAACCGACACCAATGGCGAGGCGCTGCGCACGGAAATCCAGCGCAAGTCGGCAGGATCGGATTGGAGCACCGCCGCTTGGCAGATCTACCGTCAGGTAGACGCCACCAAGATGGGTTATCTGGAATTTGGAAATGGAAGCTCCAAGCCGATAGCTTTTGGCAATGGCGTCACTGAATTTATGAGTTTAGACAACACTGGATATTTGAATGTTCTTAAAGGCGTGGGCGCTGGCGGTAATATAACTAGCTCTGTTGCTAACGCCGCTCTCATTGTGAGCAAGACGGCCAGTGGGCAAAATGCGTCTGTCTACGGTCAAATCAACGCGCTTAATCGTTGGCAAATGTCGCTGGCCGACGTTGCTGCGGAAAGCAGTGGCAACGCAGGGTCTAATTTTTCAATAAACCGCTTCAACGACGCCGGAACATACATTGACACGCCGTTTGCGATCAATCGCGCTTCTGGCATCTCTATATTTTCGCAGGCGGTTGCTGCTGCGAGTTACACGGTAAACGCCCTAGCCGCTACCGATGCCGCTCTTTATCTAAATAAGCCTGCATCTGGTCGAGCTTCAACTGTGTACGGCCAGATGGCTGGCTCCACTCGCTGGGGCATGAACTTTGGCGACAGCACTGCTGAAGCTACCGGCAGCGTCGGGTCCAATTTCGGCCTAGCCAGATTTGACAATACGGGCGCGTTCATCGACACGCCGTTTCAGATGATTCGCTCGACAGGTCAGGCGTATTTCACTCAGGCGCTGAACGCTCAAGCAGGCATCATCATAAATTATGCGAATCCGGTCATTCTTATCGGCAAAACCGCCAGTGGACAGAGCAACTCCATTTACGGGCAGACCGCTAATGTCACCCGCTGGCAGCAACAATTAGGAGACGGTACGGCTGAAGGCGGCAGCAATCTTGGCTCCAATTATGTGCTGTCCACTTATTCCGACGCGGGTGCTGCTGTAGGCAATCCGTTAGTTATTGAACGCTCTTCTGGCTATATCCGGTTAAATGGCAACGGAGCCACCCCTACCGCAGCATCTACTGCGCCTTTTGGTCACAGCCAGATTGTGCTCAACAAGGCTGGATCGACAAAAACATGCAATATTGTTGGTCAAAACAACGGTTCGGCTAGATGGGAAATCGATATTGGAAATACCATTGCAGAGAGCGGCAGCAATGCCGGATCTGATTTTGCCATAGCAAGGTTTAGTGATACTGGTGCAGGTATAGACTATCCGTTATCCATACTTCGCTCAAGTGGCACTGTAACTATATCTGGGTCCGCCGTGATTGGCAGCAATGCTACCGTTAGCGGAAATCTTACATCTGGCTCACTTGCTACAACAGGCGGTCAGGTAACAATATTCCAACAGTCAGGTAATTCTTTTTTGAATGTGTGCGACAGCGCCGGTAACAACGGCGGCTCATACAATATGTGCGTTCGCGGACTTGGCAGCGCGTTTGCCGCTCAAGTTAACATGAATGTATTCACTATTGCAGCCGCATCTACTGTTTGCAATGGAAATCTATCCCTAACCGCCGTCAACACTAGAGTTGACTCCCTCGGCGGCTTTTTGTGCCGGTTTGGACTTAACGGCAGCGCGCTCGGCAATGTGTTCAGCATCGCCTACAACTCTGGCCCCACATACATTTACATCGACACTACCAACATGGGAGCGGTGACGTTTACGTCCGACTACCGCATCAAGCAGAACATTGCGCCGCTGCCGTCGATGTGGGACCGCGCCAAGACGCTGAATCCAATTCGCTATGAGCATAAGGATTGGACGCCCGAATGGGCGACGCCGAAGGAAAACGGCGACGCGCCAGATCCGATGTTTGTCGCGGATGGCAAAGAGCGGTGGGGCTTCGTCGCGCACGAGCTTCAAGAAACGCTGATCGAAGACGCGGCGACTGGCGTCAAGGATGAGCAGAACCTGATCCAGTCGCCCAATCCGTGGACAGTGATCGCCGTTCTCACCAAAGCATTGCAAGAGGCAATGGCGCGCATCGAGGCGCTGGAGGCAAGAGCATGACAATCGACAGAGAGTTTTTCTTCGACACCGTCCGCGATGAGCTATTCAGCGGCGGGATGTTGCAGTCCCAAGTGGACGGCATGAACAATCTGCTCAACATCTGGGAGGCCGACTACGCCGCCGCCAATCCGCGCGACGGCGATATGTGGCTGTCTTACGGGCTGGCGACCGTCTATCACGAAAGCGCGCAGACCATGCAACCGATCGAGGAGTATGGTCAGGGCGAGGGTCACAGCTATGCCGACCCGACCGGCCCTTACGGCCAGTCCTATTACGGGCGCGGCCATGTTCAGCTGACGTGGTACGACAACTATGTGAAAGGCGAGGAGGTCTTCAAGAAGAAGTTCGACCGCAACGTGCCGATGGTCAAATATCCGCATCGCATGCTCGAGGAAGAGACGTCGGCGGTGATCCTGTTCGAAGGCATGATCGACGGCTGGTTCACCGGCGTCGGCCTGCCGGATTATTTTAATGCGGCTACGGGTGAAGAAGACCCGTATAATGCCCGCAAAATCATCAATGGTCTCGACAGGGCCGAGACTATCGAGGGCTATTATTGGGAATTTAAGGGCGCCATCAGGCATCAGGATGAAGTCGTGGACGTTTAATATCGCGGTGTTGATCGCCGTGTTGACCGCAGCCACCGATGGCACCATCGCGTGGCCCGGCGTCCTTGTGTCGCCAGAAAATATTGTTCAGCTTCAAAAGGTGCTGGAGGCTATATTGAGCGTGTGGGCGATTGCGCTGCCGTTCATGCTGAAGGCTGGCGAGATTGCGCCGCCCAGCAATCGAGAGGAATGAGCCATGGCCACGGTCCCCGGCACAACGCCACTCACTTATGACAGCTATATTGACGCTGTTTCCAAGCTGGCTGTGATCAACCTCCAGACGATCAGCGGGTCGACGTCGACGATCGACCCGAATTTCGGCAACATGATTCCCCAGATGATCAACTATGCCGAGCTTCGCATTCAGCGTGATCTTGATCTGCTGCCCCTTCAAACCACAGCTCAGTATGCGCTAATATCCGGGGTCGGCTTTTTCACCATCCCAATGAATGATTTCGTCACGGTGCAGAATATTGGCATTCAGGACACGCTTGGCAAACGCAGCATCCTCACGCCGGTCAGCAAGGAATTTTTGCAAAACGTCTATCCTTCAGACGACACCGGCAGGCCAAAATTCTTTTGCGCCTCTGGCGGATCAGGTCCATCCACTGGTCCAACCGACATGGCTTACACCATCAAGCCCGCTCCCGATCAGGCTTATACCGTCTATGTGACCGGGACCACGCGCATGCCGACGCTCAACCAATACGCAGGATCCTCGCTATCCAGCACTGGGACGACTTTCATTTCGGTCTTCTTGCCGGATCTTTTCATCATGGCCAGCATGATCTTCGTCAGCGGCTACCAGCGCAATTTCAGCGCCAATAGTGATGACCCGAATATGGCGGTCAATTACGAAAAGCAGTACCAGACCCTGTTGAAGGGCGCGATGGTCGAAGAAGCGCGCAAACGCTTTCGCGCCTCGGCATGGTCGCCCGAAGCCCCGGCGCCGGTCGCCACGCCTGTGAGGGCATGACATGCCTCACCAGACTTTCAAACTCAATCCCGGCGTCAACACCAATGAGACGCCTGTCCTCAATCAGGCTTCGGTCGCGGAATGCAACTTGATCCGCTTCAAGCCAGATCCGCAGCTTGGCGCTCTGGTCGAAAAATTGGGTGGTTGGAAGCCTTACGGAAATCTGCCTTACATGCCCTCGATCCCGCGCTCGATGTGGGCGTGGGAGGATCTTGACGTCAATGGCTGGCTGGCCATCGGCATGCAGTCAAATCCAATGCCGAGCGGCCCGGCGGCGCTCACCGCCTATTCTCCGACCGGCGGGACGCCGCCGGGGACGCCGATCACTTACAATGTCACGCCGGGATTCATTGAAACCAATCCCGGCGTCAATTTCGCGACCACGGCCGGAAGCCCGATTGTCGCAATCGCTGATCCGACCACTGCGGCTGGTTACCCGAGCGGCCTGCTGCTTTCGCCAAATGATGCGGTCTATATCACTGAGCACGTCGCGATCGGCGGCATCATTCTCTATGGCACCTATGCGATTTCAGCTGTTCTGGGCTCCGGTCATTACCAGATCATAGCGCACGACATCCTCGGAAATCCGCAGCCAGCGGTCACGACAGTTGCGGCGCCCGGCGGCGTAGTCCCCAAATTGACATCAACCACCAGTTCGGCGGTGATTTCGGTACACCTCCCCGCTCATGGTTTTACGGTCAATAGCATTTTTACAGTTCTCATTCCGACCGTTGTTGGCGATCTTACGGTCTATGGCGACTACGACATCATCACTGTCACGGGCGTGGACGATTTCACAATTCAGGCCAACATCACCACAGCGGCGGGGACTAGCGTCTTTATCAATGGCGGCAATGTTCGCCTGCTTTACAACAAGAGCAGCCCGCCGGGCGGCACTCTCATCGGCTATGGCGTCGGCCCATACGGCGCCAAGGGTTATGGCACCGGGCAGGCGGTTTCGGTCTATCTCGGCACTCCGGTCAATGCGCGAGACTGGGCGCTCGATAACTGGGGCGAAACTCTGCTCGCCAATCCTGAAGGCGCAGTTATTGATTCAGTTGGCGTGTCGGGTATTTTTCAATGGACGCCGAATAGCGGCATGGGTGTGGCGACGCTTATTCCGCAAGCGCCGCCAGTTAACGATGGGTTTTTCGTCGCCATGCCGCAGCGCCAGATCGTGGCGTGGGGCTCAACTTTCAGCGGCATTCAAGACCCGCTGCTGATCCGCTGGTGTGACGTCAACGACTACACCACTTGGGTCGGCACCGTCGTCAATCAGGCCGGATCTTATCGCCTGCCCAAAGGCTCCAAGATCGTGGCCGGGCTGCAATCGTCGCAACAGGCGATCATCTGGACCGATCTTGCGGTCTGGACGATGCAGTACATCTCCCAGCCCTACATCTACAGCTTCAACGAAGTCTCGACCGGCTGCGGCCTGATCGCCCAGAAAGCCGCAGGCACCCTGTTCGGCGTCGCTTATTGGATGAGCCAGTCGCAGTTTTTCAAGATGGATGGCGGCGGTGTGGCGCCGATTCAATGCCCGGTCTGGGATGTGATTTTTCAGAACCTTGATCCTAACAATCTCGATAAGATCCGTTTTGCGCCCAACTCGCAATTTGGCGAGGTGGCGTGGCATTTCCCGTCGAAAAACGGCAACGGCGAAAATGATTCCTATGTCAAGTATCACACGATCCTCGGCGTCTGGGATTACAGCCTCGCGCCCCTCAATCCTCCACCGGCGAACGCCTTGCCATCCGGCTTGGCGCGCTCGTCATGGATCAACCAGAGCGTCCTTGGGCCGCCGCTTGCCGCCGGGCCAGATCCGATCACTGGGCAGATCTATATTTACCAGCATGAAGTCGGAACGGATGCTGGCAATTATCCGATGTCATCATGGTTCAGATCCGGCTTTTTCGCGCTTTCTGACGCCGATGTGAAGACCTTCATTGATGAAGTCTGGCCGGACATGAAATGGGGATATTACGGCGGCTCTCAGAGCGCGACGGTCAGCATCTCATTCAACGTCAAGAATTATCCAAGTCAAAACCCGATTCAGATCGGGCCGTTTGGATTGAGGCAGGGCATCGATTTTATCTCTCCGCGCGTCCGCGGGCGGCTTGTCCAGATCCAGCTCGTGAGTAATGACGTCGGCTCATTCTGGCGCATGGGCGGCATGAGATACAGGGGGTCGCCAGATGGGCGTTACTAACCATAACGTGGTGTTCGACATTGTGATGGCGGTGGTGATCATTATCCTCGTCGCGTGGCTGTTCACGCGCGAAAGAAGGGATTGATCGATGACTGCCTCGCTTTCCGACATCCTGTCCGCCACCAAAAATATCGTCACGGCGATCAACGACCAGTCGCGCGAGACGCTGCTGATCGCCGGGTCGCAAGTCATGGCGGCGCTGACCGCAGAGACGCTGGTTGCGCCGGGACAAGGCCGCATCGCTGTCGTCAGCGTGGTGGTCGCCGGAAGCGCCACTGGCATGGCCTATGACGGCTCCGCTGTCGGCGCGCACACCTTGCCGCTTTTCGTGATCCCGGCGGCGGTGGGCGTTTATGTGGTCAATCTGCCTTACAATCTCGGCCTGATTATTGTGCCCGGCACAAGCCAGAAGGTCACGGTCAGCTATTCGACGCGCGTCTACCCCGGAGGGAACCAGTGATGCCCCTGATCAAGAGCGGGTCGAAACAGGCGGTCAGCCGGAACATTCGGACAGAAATCGGCGCGGGCAAGCCGCAGAAGCAGGCGATCGCCATTGCGCTCGACGTCGCGCGCCGCGCGCACCGCGATGCTGGTGGTCCGTCACAAGCCTTGCCGCCGCTTGCCATGCCTGTGAAGACGCAGCCATACCCGAGCGCCAAAATCCATACTGGCGCAATTCATTCGGCCGTTGCCGGGCGCACTGATCATCTGCCGGTCACCGTGCCTTCGGGGAGCTATGTAATTCCAGCCGACATCGTTTCCGCCATGGGTGAGGGCAACACCAATAGCGGATTCAAGATCATGAAGCGCGCCTTTGCCGGGCTTCCTTATGGAGCCAAGGGCCGAGAGCCCTACGGTCACGAAGGAGGGCCTTATGGGGCAGGAAGCAGTCCTTACAACCGCGACGTGGGAAAGCCTTATGGCGAGCCAATGCCCGGCCATGCTGAAGGCGGAAAAACCGGTAAGGACGTCAAAGTCGTGGTTGCGGGCGGCGAATACACGCTCACGCCTGAAGAGGTAACGCGAGTGGGCGATGGCGATATGGAGCGCGGTCATCGCGTCCTTGACGATTTTGTGAAACAATACCGGGCGCACACGATCAAAACGCTGCAGAAATTGCCCGGTCCAAAGAAGGACTGAAAAATGGAAGACATCAGGGTTCGCATAGGCGGCCCGGCGGACGTCCATAATTTCATGGATCTGACTTTCTTGTGCTCGGAAGAGAACGGCCTGCTGGCGCCGAGCACGGCAAAAATCCTGAATGAGGTGTGGGCCAGCCTGAACTATAACCGCGGCTTGATTGGCGTGATTGGCGAGCCCGGCGAGCTGCTCGAGGCGGGCATTTTACTGCGCGTCGACAGCATGCCGTATTCGGATGAGCAGATCCTATGCGAGCGCGCGATCTTTGTGCGGCCGGAATTTCGATCGGCAAAAGGCGGCCGGGCCAGTCGACTGTGTGAATTTGCCAAGAGCACGGCTGACAAACTCGAGATGCCCCTGCTTATTGGTGTTTTGTCAACACATCGCGCTGCTGGTAAGGTGCGCCTATACGAGCGCCACTTCGGAAAACCCGCCGGAGCCTATTGGCTCTACGGCGCAAAAACTGGCCATACATTTGAGATGGCGGAGTAGAGGCCATGGGCGGGAAAACTCAGCAATCCAGTCAGCAAGTTTCGATCCCGCCCGAGGTGCTCGCTCGATATAATAGCGTCAATGCGCAAGCTCAGCAGACCGCACAGACGCCTTTCCAGCAATATTCGAGCGATCCAAACGCTTTTGTCTCGCCGATGACAACAGCCCAGAATTTTGGTCTCCAGCAGACTGCCAACTACGCCAATGCCGCGCAGCCGGGCATTCAGGCTGGCATGGATATGACGCAAGCCGCCTCCGGCGCCGCCAATCCGGGCGATTTGGGCGCGGATCAGATCAACAAATACATGTCGCCTTACACATCGAACGTCACCAATCAGATGACGGCTCTGATGAACCAGCAGAACCAGCAGGCGCAATCCGGCCAGATGGGCAACGCCATGAAGAGCGGCGCCTTTGGCGGCGATCGCGCTGGCATAGCGGCGGCGAACCTCGGCGGGCAGCAGGCGCTGGCCTATGGCAACGCCATGGCTCCGGTCCTCCAGCAGGGCTACAACACGGCGTTGCAGACCGCGCAGGGCCAGCAGGCGATCGGTCTGCAGGCCCAGCAAGCCAATCTGGCGCGCATGATGCAAGGCGGCCAGCAGATGGCCGGTTTGGGCACCGCTGGACAGACAGCGGGGCTCGCTGGGGCGCAAGCGATGATGGGCGCCGGGCAGGTGCAGCAGCAGACCCAGCAGGCCGGTCTCACGGCCCTCTACAACCAATTCCTGCAGCAGCAGTCCTATCCGTTCCAAGTCTCGCAATTCCTCGCGAACATTGCGGAAGGCACCGGCGCGCTGTCCGGCCAGACCACGTCGACCACACAGCCCTCGAGCTTCTTCTCCGATCGACGGCTCAAAGAAAACGTCAAGCGCATCGGCACCGCCAAAAACGGCCTGCCGATCCACAGCTTCAATTACAAGGATGATCCGGACAAACTCACCCGGCTGGGCTTTATGGCCGATGAAGTGGAGCACAAGCACCCGGATGCGGTCGGCCTTGCGGGCGGCTATAAGACGGTCGATTACGGCCGCGCTGTCCGCTCCAGCGGCGGCGGCGTGGTGACCGACTTCGATCAAGGCCGGGCCTACGGCCGCGGCGGCTATGAAGATGGCGGCCTCGCCAGTCCATACAATCCTTGGAATCAAATTGTCACTAGAGAGGCTCAGCTTGAAAGCGGTGCTGGTTTGGCGGGCGCGCCGAGCAATGATCCATACACTTCGGCCAATCGTCACGTGCCCAAACAATCGGCGAGCGGGCCGCAGCAGCGCAGGCTGACGCCCGGCCAGATGCCTCCACAACAAAAGACCGGTTTGCAGACAGCAGGCGATCTTTTGCAGAAAGGGGTCTCTGGTTACAAAGACATCAAGGGCATGGCTGGTGACGCCAAGGACATGTATCACGACATGACCGGCGGGGCTAAACCAGCTGCTCCGGAGACTACAACCCAAGCTCCAGCTGCGCCAGCGGCTCCAGCTGCGCCAGCAGCATCAACTCCAGCTGCAAAAAATCCGGCCGTGGGTTCGGGGGGCAATTATTTCAGCATTTCTGAAGCAGAACCGGCTGCAGTAAATCCAACGGCGCCAGCGACAAACGTAGCTGAGCTGCTTCCGACCGATGGAGCTTCTGAAGGTCTGGGCGCTGCGGCCAGTGCTGTTTCCGATGTGATGCAAACTGCGCGCGGCGGGCGTATCGGTCGCGATATGGGCGGCGGTTTGCTGCCGCTCAATGCGCCCAGCGGCGTCAATATGCAGCCGAGCCCTGCGGTGATGGATGCGAGGATGCGGCAGAACACAGCGCCAACATGGAGCGGTCCTTTTGCGCGTGGCGGTCTGGCCGATGGCGGCCAGCCGGTTCTCGGGGCGCCTGCTGCAGGCGTGCCTGACGTCGTCGCGCCGACAGAGGCTTACAAGCAGGGTCTGGGCGAGGCGCAAGCGGCGCAGGCGCACGCCAACGAAATGCAAGCGCAGATGCACGCCACCGAAGCGGCAGATCCTTTCAAGTATTCGCCCGACCTGTCTCCTTTCGGCGAGACGCTTCTCGGGGCGGGCGCGATGCAGAATGCGCAGGCGTTTGGCGGCATGGGCAAATACAGCCCGACTTACAGCAACCAGCTTTTTGCGCGCGGCGGCCTTGCCGATGGCGGCGACGTCATCCCGGGTGAAAGTAGCGGCAGCGGCGGTCTCGACATTCCCGATGATAAAAGCTGGCAGCAGGACAAAGCCGAGCAGAAGTCGATGGAGCCCGCGCCGCAAAAAAGTGGCGGCGACAGCGGCGGCGGCGGGCTTGGAGCAATCGTTGGTCTAGCGACCAAGATCCTCCCCATGTTTGCGCTTAACAGGGGCGGCTTTGCCGAAGGCGGCGGCGACCCCGATGTGGCCGCTGTCGGCAATGCAGATCTGCCGGGAACGCGCGAAGATGCAGAGGCAAAAGCCATAGAGGACAGGAAAACCTTCGGCGACTTGCCGCATGAGGAACCGAAGAATTTGAGCCTTGGCGACATGCCGACATCATTTGCGCGCGCAAAAGACGCCGGAGACGACCAGCCCGTGGCCGATCGGAATATGGCTCCGCCTGATTTTACGGCCAAAGCCCCAGTCCCCAGCGGCCCGCCGAAGCCGTTTGACGAATACACGCCGACCGCTGGTCTGGCTGGCGCGCAAGATAGCTCGGCCAATCGAGGCATGGCTCCGGCTGGCTTCACGCCCAATGATCGCAGCGTGACTGACGTGAGTCCATTTACCGGGCCATCAGTTGGTGCAGCGCAAGATCGGTTTGAGGCGGGCTTGGATAAGCCTCGCGCCCAGATGCCGGGGCTCAATCCGCAAACCGCCATCAAGGCGCTCAATGCCGAAGACATGGCCGACATGTCGCCACCAAAATCGACCATGCGCGTGCTGCCTGAAACTGCGCCATCGCCGCCGCCGACCGCGGGCGGAAAGTTGCCGCTGCCGCCTGTAATGACCGCGGCTGCTCCCACTACAGCTCATGGCGACAATCAGGTGCGCGCCTATGCGCCGAAGCAGCCCTCGGCCGCCGATGCGCCAGCGTCACAGGCGATACAGCCGCATCTGGTGCGTACTGTTCCGGTGCAGCGGCCTGCAGTTCCGCCGCCGCCGATTCAGCAATATCAGAGCAGTCCGGGCATACCGATGAAGCGCAACGTGCATCCCAATTCGCCTGCGACGATTCACAGTTACGATGGCTGGCAGCCGCCGACCGTTGGACAGGTGTTCCAGCGCGCCGGTGAAATCGCTCGCCAGTACGGCATAAACCCGACTCTCTTTCAGCGCATGATCCAAGAGGAAAGCGGCGGCCTGATCGACAACATGGGCGACAACAAGTCTTCGTTCGGCCTGATCCAAGCGCACTTTGGTGGCATGAATCCCAGAATGCCGCACTCGGGCATGGGCGATGACATGCGTCGAGCTGGCATCAATGTTTTCAATCCGAAGACGTGGGAGGATCAGCTCAAGTTTGCGGCCAATCACATTGCGCGCAATGGATCCAAAGGATGGGCCGCATGGACGACCACCATGAGGAAATTGGGCTATAATTACGCTTCGGGCGGTCTCGTGCCGCGCAAGACTGAAGAGGTTTGACGATGGCCGACGCTCCTGCTCCCGCCCTCGACAACAGCACGGTGTTTGCGCCGCCAACGGACGCTGGAGGCGACACGCTGCTTTCCAACGCCATGAAATTTACCGCACCGGCCGATGCGGGGCCTGCCGCCGTGCGCTCCGCTCGTTCAGCGCCTGCCACGGATCCAAACACATATCCGACCACCGCCAAATACAGCGACACCTATTCCGGCGGCAAAGGCCCAGACGAGACGACCAACCAAGCTTTGAAAGTGGCCAACGCCGCGACCGAAGGCGGTCCAAATTGGATGGACAAGCATCGGAGCATTGTCATCCCCCTCCTGTCAGGATTGGGCGCGATGGCCTCATCTGACAGCCGCTACCTTGGCTCGGCGGTCCTTCAGGGGCTTGGAGCTGGCGCTCAAGCCTATGGCAAGGAGCGTGACGAAGAAATGGGGCTCGCGCAGCACGCCCTCAAAACTGGCGAGCAGGGGACCATCATTGGCCAGAACCAGCAGCAGATCAAAGAGAGTCAGGCTCGTGAGGCGGGCGAGCGCGCGTCCAACTGGCAGCGCGGCACTATCACGCAAAACTGGGCGGGCACGCCTTTCACCGCTCACATCTGGGACACGCCAGAGGGACCGATGGTCGTGAAAGACGTGGATGCGGATGATTTCCGCAAAATGTACCCCAAAGCTGCTTGGCGCGACCCCAACACGCCCGGCGCCATCAATGCTCCGCAGTGGAATAACCCCAGCGTGAAAACTGGAGCTGCAGCGCCGGTCGTGAAAGACGATAGTGGTGCTCCGGTTGTGAAACCCGAAGTTGAAGCGCCGGTCGTGAAAGACTCTAGCGGCAATCCGGTCGTGCGGAGCGGCGCGCGCACTGCAGACGTCACCAAACCGACCCCCGGGCAGCTGCCGCCGGGTGTTCTCTATCCGCAGGAGGCGCTTGATAAAGACCGCACTGAGCAGGCGTTCAGCCCGCGAAACAGTTCTACGGCTGCGGCTTCTAAAGAGTTGAGGACTCAAGCGCAGGTTGATTCCAACGTGACGAAGGAATCGGACAGCCGCCTGAAATCGTATGCTGCAAAGGTTGCTGACTCGATTTTCAAAAAGCAAGGCGGCACTGGAGCGAGCACCATTGAACCGTTGTGGGGCGCTTATGTGACGGCGCTCAAGGCGGCTGGTTTTACGGGGGATGTTATTAAATACACCGATGCTGAATCTGCGCGGGAATTTATGGCCAAAAACCAAGCAACCTTGTCTGGCATAGCTGCAAATTCTGTCGGGCAAAAGTCAAATGCCGCGCGTGAAGCTTTGGCTATTGCACTGCCCAATCTCGACATGCAGCCCGATGTCCGGGCCGATATGATGGCGGGGCTGATAACAGACCAGCAGCGCGTTAAAGACATTCATGCGGCTTATGATTATTCGGACGCCAAGGTGCCGAGCAACAGCCGCACCTACCAGCACGTCGTCGACAATTACGACAAAGCCAACGGAGACCGCAATATTGCGGCCAAGCACCAAATATCTGCTTTGCTGCAGGCCGATAACGATTTTGCCACGCGAGCGTTCAGGGGCGAATTTACGGCGGATCAGATCGAGCGTCACCTATCGGGTAACGGTGACCCGAGGAGAGCCTTTCCCGGTTATGATCCCAGCTTGCAAATTTCGCGCTTCTTCCCGCACAAAGTCCCGAAGCCGAAAACCTAAGAGTCGGAGTGAACCATGGCTGCGACTGTTGTTGATAACGGAGATGGGCCAGAGCCCGTATATGATTTCAGCAAGGCGGCGCCGGGCGCATCGACGGCTGCTCCAGCAGCTGGCTCGGGTGAGGCACCGGCGGAGCCTGTCTATGATTTTTCTAAAGCCAAAACTACTCTGGCGTTGCCGGGAGTGAGTGAACCGGTCGACGATCGACCGACCACAAGCGACGCTTATAAGCCGATCTATCCGGTGAGGCCCAATGAGCCGTGGAACGAGGTGCTGGCCAGCGCACCCGCCAACATACCCAGCAGCGCCGCAAGGGTGGTGGCGGGCACTCGCAATGGCGTGGTCGATACTCTTGCCGCGGGGAACCCGGTCGGCGATATGGTGGGCGCCTATAGCGGCAGCAAAGAATCAGCGTCGCGGCTCGCCAATAATCCGCTCGTGCGCGGCGCGGGCACCATAGCCGCCGCTTATCAAAACCCCGGCAGCGTCATCGAAGGCGCGAAAAAGGCGGCCACTGACTTTGGCCATAAATGGTTCACCAGCGAGGGCTGGAAGAAAAACATCGGCGAAAACATGGTGGAGACGGGGCTCGACCTTGCGCCGCTCGGCGGCGCGGCTTTGCGCGGCGTGCGCGGAGCTGCGGCGATGCGCGGGGCTGAGTTGGCCAACGATTCGCGATTTGCTTCGACGCTTTCCACGGCCTTGCCCGGCATTTCTCCGGCTGATCTGACTCCTGCGCATCTCGATGCGATCGCCAGAAACATCAACGTAAAAGGCTTCACACCTGCCGCCGTGCGCGAGGCAGTCATGCAGCAATCTACCGGCGTGTCGCCGCCTCGAGGCGCGGCCACTGGTCATGCGCCTGTTGAAGGCGCTGAAAAATCAGCGGAGACCCGGTCGTCCGCTGGGGCCGCTGCAGCAGGCAACCGGCTGCAAGGCATGGCTGGTCCGGCGTGGCAGCCTACCGATCTTGGACAGGCATGGCATGACGCCCGGACTGCAGCCAAAACAAACACCAGAACGGATTATGAGGCTTGGAGAAATCAGCCGGGCGAATTTCATCCTGACGCGGCCAACGAACTTAGCGAAGCGGCGCAGCAAGGCGCGGAAGGCGCGCACCGGCACTTCGGCGACATGGATTATGCGCGCAATAATCCGGCGACAGCCACAACACAGAGGGCGCTCGACGATTTCCACAACCAGCTGGCCAATCCGCTAAACGGACATTTCGATCTGCAGCATATCGATGATGCACGTCAACAACTTCGCAAATCGACGAAGGGAGAGAGCCCTGCTGACAGGCGCGTTGTCGAGGCGGCCATCACCGGCATGGACAATAAACTTGGGCAGGTCGTCAGCGACCCCACGCTGTTCAATAACAGCGCCAACGGCCCTGCAATTCACCAGCAGCTGCTGGACGCACGCTCATCTCACACTCATTACCAGACACATTATGGTCCTGATGCTTCGCCAGCAGTTGGAAGGGCAAACGGGTTTCTGGACGCCAGCACTGGACCTGATTTGCATGGAGCTGGCACAGCACTAGAAAGCGCGCTTATCAATCCACGCACGGGCCCCGGGGTCTACAATCACATGGCGTCTGCAGGCATGGCGCCCACAGTGGATCAATATTTGCGTGATTCATTGTTGCGCGGCAATTCAGCCAAAGTTGACGCCATGTTGGCTTCGCCGGTGGGTCAGCACGTTTTCAGCCCCGAGGAGCAATCACAAATTCGCGTGACCAATGCCAGCCGCAAAGCATTTGAAGCGGAGCATGGAGAACCTGCGCCCTCTACGGTGGGGGAAAAAATTGGAAGCATAGCCAAGCCCGCCATTATTGGTGGACTTACGGGTGCGGCGACTCACTATTTTTCTGGCAATCCGCTTATGGCAGCAGGCGCCGGTCTGCTCACCGGCGGAGGTGATATTCTCTACAACCGCATGGGTAGCGCGGCGAGAAGGGAGTTGCGCGGCGCGCCTGCCTCTTTTGGTTACGGCGCCGGTAATGCTGCGCAGTTTGGGGCTGATGTTGGGACAGCTGCGGATCTGGCCAGAAGCCAAGAGGAGCATCGCGGACCGCCTTTCCGGCCGACGCATGCTCGAGGCGGCAAAGTGGGCGGCCACCAGCATCTGGTCGATCGCTTGTTCACTCATGTTGAGAGAGCAAAAAAGGCGGAGAAGGGCCGCACTTCGGTCCTCCTCCACCAGCCAGATGAACACATAGCTAAGGCGTTGAACGCCGCGCAGGCGGCTATTTAACGCCTCAGAAAGAGGGTCATCAGCATGGAGCCGATCCAGAATCCGAGTATGCCGAATATGACGCAGGCCATAATTTTTCTCCTTCTTGGAGCTGTAAGTTACGACATTCGTATTTGCTAGTCAAGTACCGCAATCTGAGGATCCGCCATGGCGACCACATTCCTGCCAAACAAGCATATCGGCCAACCGGCCAATGGCGATCTGGGCTGGGATTCGCCGCTCAACACCAATTTCGCGATTATCGACGCCTGCCTCGGCTCGACGCAAAGCCTCACGCTCACGCCTGCCAAGAGTGATGTGACGCTCAATCCAACAGTGCCGCCCTACAACACCAGCGACCCGGCGCTGGCCAGCTATTTGTGCATGCGGCTCGTCATCTATGGTGCTCCGGGCAAGGCCAGCATCGTTCGCACTCCCGTTGGCGTTGCTGGCATGTGGGTAGTGATCAACGCCACGACCGATGGCCAGAACATCTATTTCGGCACTGCTTATGCAGTTGGGACTCCCGCCACTGTGCTCCTCGGCGTCAATGCAGAGGTTCTATGCTTTTCCGATGGCGTCAACACTTTCACGGTCGGCGGCGCCACCAACGTCGGCCAGCTTGCGGCGCCCGGCGATCTGAAAGCGAACGCAGGTCCGGGCTTACAGCAGGGCTGGATTTATTGCGACGGCAGGGCGGTCAGCCGCACCACTTATTCGGCGCTTTTTGCCGCCATCGGCGGCTATTATGGCGTTGGCGACGGCTCGACCACTTTCAACGTCCCTGATCTGCGCGGGCGCGTTCTTGCCGGGTCGGATGATGGCGTAGGGCGTCTCAGTGGTTTCTCCCTCGCGGTTTCTAGTGGCAGTCAGATATGTCAACTGACCGATCCCGGCCAGCTGCCGTACCACAATCATGGCGGCGGCGATCACGCTCACGGCGCGTCACAAGCAGGGCACCAGCATAGCGTCGGGGGAATCCTTTCTAACGCCAATCAAGCGCCCGGCGCTCAGTATGGTCCCAGCTGGCAGTTCCAAACCGTTTACACTGACTGGCAGCAGCCTGCCGTGTATATCGGCAACAGCGGCGCCATCATAGGCGGGGCGGGCAGCAGCAATCCAGTTGCCAACATCCAGCCCACGACCGCCGTGCATTGGTTTATTTACGCTGGCGTCTAGCGTGTAGGGGCATAAGCTCGGAGGCAATGCTCCGTGCAATAGACGTCGCCCTTCGTTTTCATGCCGCAATAAGTCACGCCGCCCTTGCGCGCGTCGCCATAGGGCCAGCGGCATGTCGTCGCCGTCAGTTGCATGAGGGTCATTTCGCCTTGTGCTGGCGACGGCTCTGAAGTCGCCGGTGGAGATGGCGGCAGGGGACGAACTTCAACCTTTTTCATGACCGGAGGACGTCCCAGATCGACGCCTTTGGCGCGCAGGCGGGCAAGAATGCCGCTGATCGTGTTCTTGGTCACGTTGAGGTTGACGCCGATCTGGGAGGCGCTAAGGCCATCAGACCACATGCCGATGATTTTCTTTTCGGTCTCCCGAAGTGGACGATCGATCAATAGCGCAGGCTCCCGGCCCAAGGCGCGGCCTTGGAGAAGTGATCCTGCGGCATGTTGGCGACCGCGGTCGGGCTGAACAGCAGCGAATTATCGGTCACGCCGAGCGCATGCGCAGTGACCTTGGTCAAGACATAAAGCGCCGGTTTGGCCGTGGGCTCATCATGCCGGGTGTAGCGGAATGAACGCGGCGCCGGAGCCTCATCCTCGTCCACGCGCGGCCGATGGAAAGCGTAGTGGATCCTTGCGTGATAGGGAGCCGCGTAGACCGGCCGGAAGCGCCTGAAGTGGGCATATGGCCTCGGCGCGACCTGATGGGGCTGGACGGCCTTCTCCGGCTGCCGGGCGCTGGTGTCATAGCCGAAGATCCGGGCGGATGGCGGCGGCGTCAGCGCGGTGGCGGCGACGTGCGACTGGCGCGGCTGGTGACGGTGCAGGTGGGCCTCTGCGCCGACCGAAGCCGTACACAAAGCGAGAATAAGGAATGCAGTTTTGCGCATGTGTGTTCTCCTTCAGTGCGCGAACGGGATGCCTTTTTTGTTGATCGATCGGATCAACCAGACAATGAAAACGATCAGGGCCAGAATTGGCGCGACTAAAAAACCACAGAGGAATCCGAGCCAGAACATCGCAACACCTCCTTTATTTCTTCAGCGAATTGAGCGTTGGCCTTGGCCAGCTCGATCATCGCGTGTTTTTTGTCGTAGCAGTGGCAATCGGCAGGTTGCCGATCGCCGGTGAAGTCCGGAGAGCATATGCAATGCGGGCTCGAGCAGCGGCTGATCCGCTCGATATTAGCCTTGCGGCGCTCGAGGGCGCAAATGATCCAGTCCACGGAATCAGGCTCCTGTTTCATATGCGGCCATCCTTTCAAACTGGCGCCCGAAAAGCGACGATGCTGCGCTTGGACACCACGCCATAGCCGACATTGTGCAAGTGATTGCCGGACAGCAGCAAGATCGACGTCGGATAAACCTTGGCGACGATGCCGATATGATGCGGCAGCACAGCGACCACGCCGGGCTTTGGAGTGCTAGGGCGTCCATAGCGGGCATAGTCGATGGCGGCAAGTGATCCCAGCCGCGTATAACCCGCCTCACGCAGCCACAGGCCGGTTGCAGCGGCGCACCATTTGCCGTGAAAGCCGGTGAAGTTGCCGTGGCCGACATAATGCTCGGCCACCCGCAGCACCCGCTCGTCGCCCACCGGCGCGGTCGCAGAATAGAAGCTGAGACCAAAAAGATTCCAGCCCTGTTCCTGCGGCTGCGGCTGCGGCTGCGGTTGTGCTCTGACATATACGCGGGCGCGAACACGACGGTGCGCGACATGACGCCAACGATGGCGAGGAGCTGGCGCTTGCGCGCGATCGGCAGATTGCTGCTGCACTTCCATGCCAAAAATGCGAGCGACGTTGATATTTTGATTGGAGGATTGCGGCAGCGGGTTCACTCTAGCGAAGGCCGGTGAGGAACATGCCGCGAGTAAGGCCGTGATGGTGAGGATCTTCAACATTCTGCGTCCTTTCTGGTCACAAAAAGAGCGCGCCCTGCGCTAACAAGGCGCGCTCGATTACTCAACTAGCTTGAGCTGCTCAGTGACCGGCGACGCCGCCGCCGACCGCGATCACGCTGGATCCGCCCGAGGAGGTGGAACCGGCGATGCCGTTGCCCGAAGACACGGCGCCCGTGCTGGAAACGGTCGAAGCCGTTCCGGCCCCGCCGCCGCCAGCCGCAACCGGGCCGAAGAAGCCGCCGACAGCGACGCCGCCGCCGCCCGCCACGCCGGACGCGCCAGCGGTGGTGCCGCCGATCGCCGCAGCGTGCCCCAGCGAACCGGTGACGGTCGTGGAGTGCGAGTTGGTGATGACGGTGCCGCCGCCGACGCCGAAGTCGAGAGCGAAGGCGGGAGCCGCAAGCATGGACAGGCTGGCGGCGAGAACAAAGATCTTCTTCATGCGTATTTTTCCTCACATGTGATGCCGGGAAATCCGTCCCGGCGCGGATTCTTGAAGTCGCTGGCCCAGTCCACGAAACCGCCTAAGTGACAGAACCAGACCAGCGACTCACTTGCTTTCGTAGCCGTTCGGGGACTACGCCCTTGCCTCTCTCATGACAAGGGGACGCAAGATCAGTTGGAGGCGAACTTGACGCAGACGCCCGCATCGGCGGACTTGCGCGCGCCCTTTTCGCCGCAAGCAGCGACCACGTAATGACGTCCCTTGCTGTCGGAATAATCAGAAGCAGCGAGCGACTTCAATTCGCGCGGATGTTCGCCGGGAACCTTGCCGTGATATTCGCCCTTATAGACCGGGCCGGAGCTGTAGGTCGAGGCGACGCGCACCTCGGCGTAAGCGCCGACGCGGCAGCGGATGCCGCCAGCGACCATAGAGCGGGCCAATTCATCGTCCAAGCACAAAGTCTGCAACGCGGCTTCGTGCTGTCCAAAGGCCCAAAGCGTACGGGCATTCAGCCTTTTGTTGCAGGGGCCGTCCTGCCAAGGAAAACCCAGCGCGCCGCCGCCTCCGACCGCGGCGCCGCCGAGCGAGACGGAGCCGTTGCAGCTTTCGATGCCCGCGGCCGACATGCCGGGCGCAAACACCGCCGGGGACTGACCGGTCGTGGTCGAGTTGAAGGTGTTGGTGTTGGCCGCGCCAGACTGGTTGGCGTTGACCGAGCGGACGCCGACATTCTGGCTCGAATTGATGCGCGAATTGACGTTGGAGTTGGAATTGGAGCGCGACTGCGATTGCGCGGCCGACAGCGCGGTGTTGCGGTTATTCTGGACAGGATCCGCGACAGCGTTGGAATTGGAGCGCGAATTGGAGACGCCGACGCCGACGCCGAGCGCGTTTTGCGCCATGACAGGACCAGCGGCAAGCGCCAGAGCCATCGCAGCCAGAGAGACAACCTTAAAATTCATACTTCTTCCTCCGGTTTGGGCCTGCGGCCCAGTTTATGGCAGGCGCCATAATTCTTCGTGGTTTTGCTCGAGTCCAGTCACTTTTGGCGACTGGACTGATTTATTGGTCGCTCGCGCCACTGCAGGCAGCCAGCCGCCAAACACCCATCCAAGGGAGCCGAAGACGATGACTTCGGCGGTTATGGACAGAAAGAGACCGACCCAAGCTGCAATTTTGCGCATCAGCCGAGCCTTGTCTTGTGGCCCAGCTTTTCACTGGTCGCGTTGAATTTTTTCTTGATTGCAGGCCCGGCGTCAAAATTCAGCCGGTAGCACATTAAGTCGAGGTAGATGTAGACGTCCGCAATTTCCTCTTCGATGTCAGCTCGAGTTGAGCGTGAGCCCGGCAGGCCGAGTTTTTCACGCTCCGCCTTTTTGACGACGTTGCACAGCTCGCCGACTTCACCGGCCAAGGCATTGCTCCAATAGAGCAGGCCGAGTTTTTTCTGCGGATCATATTCAACCTGTCGAGCAGCATTTGCTTCGCGCAGGGTCGAATAGGAAACGGTGGCGCCGGGCACAGGAACGAGGGTTGCGTTTCTGACTTGCGCTATGGCCACGCCCAGATCCAAGCCAGCCTGATCTGCGAGCAGCTGGCCCACAGCTTCGATTTCTTGAGGCGTCATTTGCCGTTTTCCTTGTTGACGAGGATCAGGTTGCGGCGAATTTCCTGCCGACGCTTGGCTTCGGCGTCCATGTTCCAGTTGACGATGAAAATGCTTGCCTCGAGGTAGCAGGACACGCGGAAGACTTGAATGTCCAAGCGCCTGCAGTTGTCGAGCGCGCGACACATGGCGACAATTTGAATCTCGTCGTCAAGCGCGCCTTTCGTAGTTTTGGCCGGACTCATGGTCATGAAATTCTCTCATCGCAGGATGCAGATTTGATGATTCGTTTGGTTCGGGCGAGGGCGTTTAGGGCGCCGCGTCGATCGGATGGGGTTTTCGCGCAGATGATTTGGGGAAGGCCGGGGACTTTGATTTTAATGTGGCTCCCGACTGTGACTTCTGGATCGTGACCGGCTTGTCGCAATAGGTCGACGATGGTTTGGATTTCCTCTGACATGCGTGGCATCAGCGCAACATGCCACAGCTGCCGCTGCGCTCTGAGCTGGGCATCCACGCTATGCACTCCTTGCCGATGCAAGTCATCAGCGCAACACGTGCAGAGTTATCTGATTCTGTGAAAAGATCGCCGCGGTTTGTCACGCCGCACCGCGAGCCCGATTCGGGCACAATTTGAACGTAGGGGCACCAAAGCCGTTTGGCTTCGGTTTCAAGAATCACTGGCACTTGGTTCTCCTTCAGCAATCTTTCGACAATCAAAGGCTATGACATTCGTATTTTGCTGTCAACCATTAATCGAGCATAAATTGAAATCTCAGACCATCAATTTCGCGCGGGGTCCGGACGATGGCATAAATTCCGCCCGCCATCTGCCATACGGCCGCAAAATCTTTCTGGTCTTTGGACTGGCGACCATCCAATGTTTTCACTTCGACCGCGATGGCCTGCCCGTGGCAGAGCAGGATAAAATCGGCGACGCCGGGCCGCACGCCCATCTGGCGCAACAGCGCGGCTGTCACCTTGTCACGCTTTTCGCCATTTGGAACGTGAAACCAAACCGTCTTGCGGCACGCCGTCTTCAGGACGAAGGCCGTATATTTGGTCAGCTCGCGCTCTTCATAGTCTGGCGAATCAGGGATATTCGGCACTGAACTTGTCCACAGCCATCTGGATGATATGCGACACGCTCTTGAAGCCCAGATTGCTGCGGTACATACTCTGCATCTTATCGCGCGCCTTCGGCGTGATGCGCACGGTCAACACGACCATGGGGCCCTCCTCTTCCGAGGAAAATCTAGGCGCTCTGGTCTTTGCGGGCTTCGCCGGAACGAAGGGAGGCACTTTCTTGGGCTTGCTCAC